AGGAAATCAGGCAACAGCTTATCTTTCGCACTGAGTACGGCCATGGCCGGGAAATAATGGGGTTGCAGGTTGAGGTTATCCCCTGGATGCGTGGAATATTGGTGATGCCGTAATTTTCACATACCGCTCGAATTGTGGCGGCCGCGCCACGAAACGAGCAGAACAGAGACCGCTGCTCCCCGCCGTCCCTCTCTAGCGTTTTGTTAGCCTTTTTTTTGCCCCTGCATTATATGCACACAAAATAAGTTGACAAAGGTGCATTAGGTGTGTATATAATATAGGCAAGAGGGGAGCAATACCGCAACCCGCAAAAAAGGAGACAAGACCATGGAAATTAGACACCGCAAAATTGAGTACTTTGACAACGTAATTTATGACTTCCGCATCCAGGGTGAGGTTGCTCCAGAATTGGAAAAAATTGTGGCGGGATATTATGTAACTCCTGCTCAATCCTTTATGCCGCAAACAATATGGATGCGCCACCTTGTTGTGAAATGTGACCCAAATAACGAATTTAACCCGAGCCAGGCGGAAGTAAAAAAGAACATTGCAATTGTCGAGGCTTTGATGGCTGCCGGGTCTGTGGAGGTGGAGAAATGAGCACCTACGCAACGATTCACAGCACTGATGACGAGCCGATATCTAAGGAGTTTTTGATTGTCTCTGACGATGACTTCGAGGTCGTTGAAGAGGCCGCAAAAGACAAAGCCGCCGGTGGCGTTAAATGCTGCATCCGTTGGCAAAGATCAGAGGACGGCCAAGCTGCCTATTGGGGGCCTCGCGGGGCATGCTTTAGCCCCCACTGGTACAGCAAGCCAGGGCGGCCGGAAGAGATGCAGGGCGGAAAGCGCCGCAACGTCTACATTGACGATGCAAGCTGGGCCAAGGCGGTCGAGCTTGGCAATGGTAACGCCAGCGACGGCATAAGGGTGGCGCTGGCAAAGAGTTGATCACTAAACTGTTGACGATGCCTCCCAGGGGTGGGCCTTAGGAGGCTAACAGAGGATTATACAGACCATGCACGGTTCCAAACATAAAAAAGCCCCGCCCAACGTAAACCGGGCGGGGCTTTGATTTATCTCCGGGCCAACTTCTCCCGGATCGCCTGGAAAATGAATTCCCGCATTGTCATCTCAGCTTTTTTCGCCGCCGCCTTCATCTCGGCATGTAAATCGGCCGGGATGTTGCGGAGTAGGTAACAGATTGCTTTTTTCATCAGCCACCCCCCAATTTAATCATATAATTAATTACCATAAACGCCGCTATTGCCGCGACTATAAACCCGGCCAGAATTTCTTCAAACATCAATTCCCCTCCCTTAATAATTTTCCGTGGGGTTAGATACTATAACCAACCGTGCCGGAGAAAATTCCTTCGGCGCGGTTGTCGCCGAGAATGCGGTGGACGATGCGGGCCCAGTTGGCGCGAAGCGGCCTAGCCTTGCCCCGGTCGTGGTTGTAGTCCTCGTACGCGACTGCGTTTTCAACGGCGGTCAGTGCGGTGGATCCGTCGGTGTCGATACCGTGGCGGCGACAAAATCTATCAGCTGCCCGATTCAGGTTCTCGATGTCGGTGTTGTCGGCTCTGCGGATTACGTCCCATGTGCTCATGATGATCTCCCCGTTTAAATTAGGGCCGTCGTGGGGATCGGCAGCGAGCATTGGCAGAGAACGTCTTGGTGAAGAACGGTCCGGCCAGGTGAAATAGCGACGCCAACGCCGCCAATCAGTCTTACCAACCCTCCCGGCAGACACATAAGCCGGGAGGGTTTTTTTTATTACCCTTAGCGGAGGGCCGAATTGTAAATAAATTTAATAGTTATAAAAAAACTTTACATATATAAAAAAAGTTAATATGTTCCTACGGATAATGGGGGCGTAAATGTTGCTACTATCCGAACAAACCATAAATTGGCCCAAGGTGCTCCGTGCAGCCCTCGGGCTTTTTTTGTGCGAGAACTGATATGAGTGGTGCGCAACAAAGTACGCAAACCACCGGTACGCAACCCAGTGAAATCGATTGGGAGGCGATGGAACCGGAGTATCTCCGCAACATCAAATCGCTCCGGCAACTAGCCGGTGAGTACGGGTGTAGTGACGGTGCTATCCGTAAGCATTTCAATAAGTTGGGCATCAAGCGCGACCCCAAAAAAAAGGTCCGGGCAAAAGCCGAGCAAAAGGTACGCAGAGAAGAGGCGGTTCGCGCGGACAAGCGCAGAAAGCATCATTCTGACCGGAACGATATCGAAGTAGCGGCAACGGTTCAGGCCGATGCGATCATGCGCCATCGGCATGGCGTTCGGGAGAGAATGCGGTTGGCGGACAAAATATTCCACCAGATCAATGATCTGGTCAGTGATAAAACGCTTTTACCCCGCATCCTCGAAGCCCTGGAAAATAACGAGGCCAAGGCCTATGCCAAGCTGCTGGACAGAGTCTCTTCCCTGCCGGAAGCGGTCAAGATGTTCGATAAGATGATGCAGTCCTATCGTGTCGGTGTGACCATGGAGCGAGAAGCGCTGGGGATCACTGACGAAGAGGGCGCCGAAAACCCGCTGACCGTGTTCCTGACGAGTCTCAGCGGTAAAGCGCTGGTCCCGAAGACCGCGCAGCAAGACGAGGCCGACCAGTGAGCGCGGCAAGCGTCCAGATTGTGCGCGACCTGTCCGACCCGCTCTGGCGCCTTGCCAATCTGTACAAGATCATCACGAAGGATGAGCACGAAGACGCCGCCGGCAACATGAGCAAGGTGGTCCAGTTTGTTCCGAACTGGGCGCAGGCCGATTTCAACGGCGCCATCCATTTCCGCAACCTGATCCTGAAGGCCCGGCAGCTGGGGTTTACAACCGACATCACCATTATCTGGCTCGACCATGCCCTTTTTGTCGCAAACCAGCGCTGCGGGATCATCGCCCATGAGGCGGAGGCCGCCGAGGTGATTTTCCGCGACAAAGTGCGTTTTGCCTACGACAATTTGGACCGGACGTTGCGCGACGCGATGCCTCTCAAAAAACAGACCCAGAAAGAGCTGGTGTTTGGCCACAACAACTCGGGGATCCGGGTAGCGACGTCAATGCGGTCTGGGACCATCGACCGCCTGCACATCAGCGAGTTCGGGAAGATCTGCAAGAAATACCCGGAAAAGGCTGTGGAGATCATGACCGGCTCTATCCCGGCCGTACCGCTGGAAACCGGGATCCTGATCATCGAATCGACGGCGGAAGGGGACGAGGGTGATTTTTACAACCTGGTCAAGAGAGCGATGGACCAGAAAAAGCCGGATGAAGCCCTGACCAAGCGGGATTATAAACTGCATTTCTACCCCTGGTGGTCGGAGCCGACATACCGGATGCCGGCGCACAACGTGAGTATCACGTTTAAAGACCACGGTTATTTTGACGCGGTTGAGGGCGAAGCGGACACTGTTCTGGATATGGAACAGCGGGCTTGGTATGTCGCCACCCGGGACGCCGACTATCCGGACAATCCCGAGCGGATGTGGCAGGAATACCCCAGCACCGAGACCGAGGCGTTCCAGACCTCGTTTGATGGGAAATATTACGCCAAGCAAATTGCGACGATGCGGAAAGACGGCCGGGTCCTTGATATCCCGGTCCTCGATGTCCCGGTTAACACGTTTTGGGATATCGGGAACTCCGACGGCTGCGCAATCTGGTTTCATCAGCAGATCGGCATGGAAGATCGGTTCATCAACTACTATGAAGCCCACGGCGAAGACCTGCGCGAGTATGTCAAGCAGCTGAAGAAGACCGGGTTCCTGTTCAATAAACATTTCCTCCCGCACGACGCGGATCACCACCGGCTGTCCGACGATAACCGATCAACCGAGGAGATGTTGAACGACCTGGGTGTCACCGACACCGAGATCGTGCCCCGGATCGACAACCTGAATAACGGGATTTTATTGGTCCGCAAGCATCTAAAGAGCTGCTTTTTTGATAAAACCGGCTGCGACACCGAGCGGGAAGGGGACGGCGAGGGGCAACGGCCCGGCCTGGTCCGGCTGGCCAACTATAAAAAGACCTGGAACCCGCGCGACGGCCGCTGGCGCGAAGACCTGCCGAACAAACAGGATGGAAACAGCGAGGGAGCCGACGCCTTCCGGCAGTTCGCCCAGGCAAAAGAGGAAGGTTTGATTACGATCAAGGGCAAAGCGGCTACCCGCCGGGGCACACGCGCCCCCGTGGATTGGAGAACGGGATGATCGAAGAAGTGCAGTTGATGGTCAGCCAGGAAGGGAAGGACGGCGGGAAGGACGGCGGCCTCGATCTCTACACCTTCACCCGACATCTGGACGAAATTAAGGAGCAGCCGCCGTTCCGCGCCAGAGCGGACCGGGAGATGGACTACTATGACGGCAACCAGCTGGATGCGGAAATCCTCCAGAAGCAGAGAGAGAAGGGGATCCCGCCTGCGGTAGAACCAATCATTGGGCCTACGATTGACAGTGTGTTGGGGTTAGAAGTCAAGACCAGGGCCGACTGGCGGGTTACCGCAATCGGGGGCCGGGACGGCGCCGACGATGTAGCGGAAGCCCTCAACGAAAAACTGAATTTGGCGGAAAAGGAAAGCCGGGCGGACCGGGCCTGCAGCGACGCATTTAAAACCCAGATCTGTGTCGGTATCGGCTGGGTGGAAGTGTCCCGCGAGCCAGACCCGTTTAAATTCCCGTACCGATGCAAAAGTGTCCATCGCAATGAAATATGGTGGGATTGGTCCTCGCGGGAGTCGGATCTGTCCGACGCACGGTACCTGATCAGACGGCGCTGGATGGATCGGGATATAGCGGTTTTGCTGTTTCCGCAGCACAGGGACCTGATAGAGCGCACGGTCTCGGGCTGGAACGGCTTCGACTTTGAAAGCCTCTCGCTGGATGGCGGGGATATGACCGGTCTGGCGATGCGGATGCACGAAGAACGCGGTTGGTCAATCGAGGAACAGGAATGGCGCGACATTACTAATCGCCGAGTCTGTATTTTCGAGGTCTGGTACCGGAGCTGGGAGCGGGTGCTGGTTATCCGGACCCCGGACGGCCGCATTGTGGAATACGACAACGACAATATGATGCATGTCGCCGCCGTGGTGCGGGGCGGGATCCAACCGGAACAGGCTATCGTCAGCAGGATGAACCGGGCCTACTACCTCGGCCCCCACAAACTACACGATGGCCCGTCACCCTACAGCCACAACAAATTCCCGTATGTGCCCTTTTTCGGCAAACTGGAAGACCGGACCCGGGTTCCCTACGCACTGATCCGGGGCATGATGTTTCTCCAGGACGAGGTTAATGCCCGGATCAGTAAAATGCACTGGGGCCTGGCCGCCACCCGGACAATCAGAACGGATGGCGTGTATTTAGGCACTGACGAACAGCTACACGGCGAAGCTGGCCGGCTCGATGCCGATATCGTACTCGATCCGAAAGCAATGGCGAAGCAGGGAGCGATGTTCGAGATCGAGCGTGATTTCGAACTGAACGTCCAGCAAGCAGCCCGCCTGATTGATGCGCGGGAGGGGATCCCGCGCTCAGCCGGAGTTACGGCTGCGTTTAAGGGCGAGAAGGAAGGGGATGTGTCAGGTGTGGCGTTTGACGGCTTGGTGTCACAGTCTACCCAGGCCCTGGCGGAGATCTACGACAATTTCAAGGATGGCCGCGAGCAGGTCGGCGATTTGCTCGTCTCGATGATTGTCGAGGATATGGGCTCAGCCGAAGAGAAGGTTTTTATCCCCGGCAACGGAGTGAAAGATGACCGGGCCGTGACGCTGAATGCCCCGACGTTCGATGAAAAGCTGGGGATTAAGTATCTGGACAACGACGTCCAGCGCACAAAACTAAAGGTCACGTTGTCCGATGTTGTGTCGACCGCCTCATTCCGAGCCCAACAACTGAACGCGCTGAGTGAGGCGGTAAAGGGTATGCCGGCTCAGTACCAGGCGATCATGCTGCCGCATATGTTCACGTTGATGGATATCCCCGATAAAAAGGAGATCATCCAAGCGATCAAGCAGGCAAACAGCCAGTACACCCCGGAACAGGTCGACAAAAAAGTCAAGGAGGCGGTGGTAAAAGCCCTGAAAGATGCGGGCGCCGAAGAAAAGCGGATCGCTGCCACGGCCGACGCACGGTACAAGGACGCGCAAACGGCCGGGAAAACCCTGGAGACGTTCCTCAAAGCCTTGGAAACTGCGGGGTTTGTGATCCAGTCGCCTGAGCAAATCGCCGTGGCGGATAATTTAATCGAGACGGCGCACAGTGTCGTGGCTCCGCCCCCCGCGCCGCCACAGGAAACAATTACTGGGATACCCGGGACCGGGCAGGTTGCGGATATGCCGGGACCCGAAGGCGTCATCGAACAATAGAATCTAACGGAGAAGACCATGCGAAAACGTGAATTGATTAAAAAAGGATATGACATGGTGGTTGCAAGCCTGACCGGACATGCTGCGAACGTAACCGGGGCAGCATGGACGGTCGCCACCAATCAGGCGGGAGATGGCCTGGCTCACCAGGTTACAATCAGAAACGATGCGGCTACCGACCATTCCGGGAAGACCATTGCACTGACCGGCACGGACGCCAACGGCAACGCTCAAACCGAGACCGTGACCGGCCCCGAAGGATCAGCCACCGTTACCAGTACCAAGTTTTTTCTGAAACTGTTGACAGCAACGCCGTCGGCGACCATCGGCGCCGACACCATGGATATAGGCTGGCTCGCCGCCGGTGTTTCGCCGTGGTTTGAAATGCCGTGGCTCCAGTCGCCTCTTGACCCGGTAGCCGTTGCAGCCCACATCGCCAATACCATTGATTTTGATATCGAGCATACCTACGACGATATGAATGCTGACGCAGTGGCGTTCAAGAATGCGTCGGCGACGGGCAAGACGGCGGATGTTGAGGTGGTTTACACCGCTCCGCCCCGGGCCGTTCGGGTGAATGTAAACAGTCACACGGACGGCGAAGTGACGTTGTATGTATTGTAGTTTTGAAAACCTGGTCGGCAATCAGTCCGCCGCCCTTTTTTGTAGTTAATCCATACCGCGTCGCGGCGATAAGCGGGGCAGCCAGTCGCTGCCATGGAGGTAGTAGAAGATGGATCCAGTGAAAAACGAAGAGTATTTCATGGCAAACCTCGAAGAGTGGGGAAACCTGACCGACGAGCAGCGGAGTTCTATTCTTACCGGGGGGTTCGAAACCCTTGAGGCCGATAATCTGGAGAAGCTGGAAGGTGAAGATGTCCACGCCGCAGCGTTACCGGATAACAGCGACGCGGCCGACGCTGACGGTGGAGAAGGCGATGAAGTTGGCGAAGGGCAGGGCGAGCCCGAGGGCGTCCTGGCTAAAGACGGTAAGAATATCATCCCGTTTGCGGAGCTGGAAAATACCAGGACCGAGCGGGATAAGTTTAAAGCCGATTTGGAAGCGCTCCGTGGGCAATTCACGGAAAACCAGGCAGCCATGACGGAATTGCAAGCCAACCTGGAAGCGGCGAAGCAGGCTGATCAGGATGCGGGCGGCGGCACCGAGGAGCAGGAAAAAATCCTTGAAGATTTCAAGGAGGATTACCCGCACATTGCCGAAGCCACCGAGGCCTTGTTCAACGGCAAGATGAAAACCCTTGAGGGCAGGATTAATGCGTTAAGCGAACAACTTAACAACGATATCAAGCCCCTAAGGGAAAGGTCAGAGCGGAACGCTAACGATGAGCATGCCAACGCGATCAGGGAGGCACACAGCGATTACGCGCAGATAGCCAGCAGCGGGAAGCTGGCTGAATGGATCCAAGCACAACCGTCGTTCTTACAAGGGCGCTTCTTTGAGATCACCAAAACCGGTTCCACTGCGGAAGTGATCGAATTGTTCGACGCCTACAAGAAGGACAACCCTACCGCCGATGTGAGCGGCGACTTCGATGCCGCTACGGACAAAGCCAAGGCCGACGCCGCCGCCAAAGCCGCAACGGCAAGAGGGGAGGGAAAACCGCCAGTGAGTCTCAGCGACGCCGCTGGCGGGAAGCCGCATTCGGACGAAGGCGAGCGGTTGCGTTCGATGAATGGCGGGCAGCTGCTTTCGCAGTTTGAAGGCAAAACCCCCGATGAAATCGAGGCGATTATGTCGCGCATCGTCTAAACCAATTAACCGAGCCTGTCATTAGCCAGGCCTATTTATAAAAAGGAGTACCTGAAAAATGGGACAGACACAAATTGCATACGGCGACCCCCAGGCCGTTCAGATCCAGTCGGCGGGGCTTTTTACTGCTAACCAGCAGCGCCTGACGATGATGAACCGACTGACCGGGAAGCTGCCGCAACAGAAAGACGCAGAGGCCAAGCTTCGTAGCCAGTCCAAAAACGAAATGCCGATTGTCCGCTGCATGGATCTAACCAAGACCGCCGGCGACGAGGTGAATTTCGACCTGATCAACCCGATTGGCGGCAAGCCGATCATGGGCGAGAAGACTGCGGAAGGGATGGGTGATGCGATGAGCTGGTCGCAAGATTCCCTGCGGATCAACCAGACCCGTAAGCCGATCTCAGCCGGCGGTAAAATGACCCAGCAGCGGACCCCGCACCAACTCCGCAGCCTGGCCCGGAGTCTGGGCCAGAACTACATGGACCGCCTGGAAGATCAGCTTTGCCTGGTCCATATCGCCGGCGCCCGGGGCTTCGCCAACGATATTGAGTGGGCCGTCCCCTTGGCGTCCGATGCCGATTTCAGCGAGATCGTGGTCAACTCGGTGAAGGCGCCGACCAAAAACCGCCATTTCATGTCAACCGGGACGGGAATCGAAGGGATCAAGGCCGGCAGCAACGAAATTACCATCGCCACCACCGACGTGATGAACGCTGATCTGGTCGATGCGCTGCGGACCAAGCTGGACGGAATGCCGTTGCCTCCGCCCCCAGTTAAGTTCCCGAACGATCAGGCCGCCAACGATGCGCCCCTGCGGGTATTGCTGGTGTCGAGCGAGCAGTACACCAGCCTGGTTCAGTCCACCAACTTCCGGACCTACCAGTCCAACGCCATGGCGCGGGCCTCGATGGCCAAAAACAGCCCGCTGTTCATGGGCGAGGCCGGTCTCTGGAACGGGATTCTGATCGTCAAGATGCCGAAGCCGATCCGCTTCTTTGCCGGCGACTCGCTCAGATGGTGCGCCTCGGCAACCAGCGAGACCGAAACCGCTACCGATCTGGTCCCGTCCGGCTTCAGCACCACCCATGCAGTTGACCGGGCACTTTTGCTCGGCGGGCAGGCGCTGGCTGAGGCCTACGGCAAGAACGTCAAGACCGGTAACCCCTATTTCTGGTCGGAAAAAGAGCTGGACCACGGCGATAAGCTGGAAGTCCTGATCGGGATGATCGCCGGCAAGAGTAAAATCCGGTTCCTGATCGACCACGGACCCCAGAAGGAATACACCGACTACGGCGTGATGGCGATTGACACCGCCGTCAAACTGTCGGCGTAAGCCAGCCAGGGTAACAACGGCATAAACCAATAATGCGGCCGGGCTCCTTGGCCCGGCCGCCCTTGAACAAGGAGATCCAGAGATGAAGAAAGATTATGTTGATACGATCGCCCAATTTGGCGGCGTTGCCTACGGGAATAAAAGCTATCTGCGGTCGCGGTTCGCGACCAACGCTAGCGGCATTATGGTTGATAGCGATCTGGCGACTGCGGTGGTAGACACTACCGTCGTGAAGCTGCTCAAGCTGCCGGCCGGGATGGAGTTGATTGATTTTCAGATGAAGATCTCGGACGCTTTCACTGCCGCCACTACCGCCAAGTTCGGGTTCGAGTACTGTGATGGCGTCGACGTCACCGCCGTGCCCGAGGATGACGATTATTTCATGGCTGCCACGACCACCGCAGCGCTCGGTCTTTCCCGGATGGTACTGGGGAGCGCTCCGGTAGTTCTGCCCAAGGATGCCTACCTGATCATGACGGTAGGTGGCGCGGACCATGCGTCCGTCGGTGTCATGGATGTGGTTGTTGAAGGAATCCTTCGCGGCCCCAAATAAACCGTAACGGCGGGGTGACCGCCGTTACGAACGACCGATGGCGGGCCGGGTGATCATGCCCGGCCCGCCATCCTGGAGGAAGAGATAATGGTTGGAAGATTGTTGATTGCGATGGTGGCACATGCAGTAATTCGCGCATATCGGTTGGCTACGGGCATCCCTGGCGACATGGGCGGCCCGCCTTTCCAGGCCTGGCAAGAAACCCCGCAAGAGTACAAGGACCAGGTTGTCGCAGGCGTAGAGCAATATCTGGGGAACCCGAAGGCCAGCGCCAGGGATCTGCATGAAGAATGGGTCGCCAGCAAGAGATTGGAAGGATGGATTCACGGCGAGGTTCTTGACGAGGAGCTGAAACTCCATCCTCTCATGGTGCCATACGCCAGCTTGCCCGAAGAGACAAGGACCAAAGACCAGCTTTTCCAGGCGACGGTTTTGGCGATGGCAGAGCTGCCGGAGCAAAGCGCCAAGGTTGTTGACAGCAGCGTGGTCCCGGTCAAATACATCGGCCAGCGCCTGCGGTATACGGACGGTCTCTATAAAACCGGGCTGACCTGGGAGAAAGGCCAGACCTTGCCGGTTCCAAAAGCCAAGGCGGCGCAACTTCTCAATCACCCCGACCAGTATGTCTTGGGAGATATGGCGGAAATGCCGACTGATACGGCCACCAGCCGCCAGACCGCGGGCGATGATATCCCGCTGCAGCACGAAGAGCCCGCACTGTCCGAAAAGGAACAGAGCGAGCAAGACGAGATGGACGCCGACCGGCTTACCGATGCCGAGCAGTCTGTTCGGAATATGACCGATACCGCGACCGTGCGGGACTTCGTTTTTAAGAACTTTTCCGGCCAGAAGATGTCTCACAACATCGGCATTGAAAAAGCCAAGGAGAAAGCCATTAATCTGATCCACCAATTCGGGATCCCGGGTTAAGACATGCGCTACGGCAAACTCAGAACAACAGTCGCCGAATGGCTGGATAAGTCTAATCTGGACCACATGATCCCAACCTTTATCCGGTTCGGCCAGAATCTGCTGGAAGCTGAAATGAGGCTGGAATCCATGATTGCCACCCAGAACATAGCCCTGGCTATCGGGGCGCAGTCGTTCCTGGAGCCGAGCCTATTCTTGGAGCTTGATACCGTGCGGCTGATGTCGGCCGACGACAGCCATGTCAAATATAAACCGATGACCAAAAGGGAATGGCGATTCTTTGTGGAAAACCACCTGCCGAGCGTGGATCCCGGCCTGCCGGAATATTACGCCAGGGCGAATGTGGTGGAAACGACTGACGTGTCTCTGCCTGATACTGGAATCACGGCCCTGACGGCCAGGTCGTTTGTTTTTGACCGGCCGGCAGATGTGGCCTATATCCTGGAATATTCGTTTTACCGGAAAGAGGCCGAACTGGTAGCGGACAGTGATACCAATTGGTGGCTGACCAACGCCGAAGAGGCTCTACTGTACGCCGCCATGGCGAAGGCCGCCGTCTATTTGGCCGACGACGATCCGCGTATTAAAACCTGGCTGACCGGGTATGAGCTGGCCAAGGAAGCGCTGGTTTCCAACGACCGCAAAGCAAGGCGCGGGGGCAGTAAGCCCAGCGTAAATAGACCAGGGGATTAATAATGGCCGGACTTGACGATCTGAACGCAAGCATCCCGGACGGGAAATC